TGGGGTACAAATCCAAAGAAAAAAGAAAATTTCCCTATATGTAGGGGTTTCCTAGTCGAAAATAAGAGTTACTCTCTATTTGTTAGTCAAAAAAAAATAATTAAATAATGCCAACTGAAACACCAGAACCAAATAAACATTTAAAAGCAGGTGAGATCAACTTTGATTTAATACCTACTGATTGGGCTCTAACTCCATTACAGGGTAAAAGAGCATATGTAGCTGGATGGACTACACAACCATACTCAATTGATGAAATAAAACGTGAGTTTAATGAGGGAAAGGCAACAGGAGTAGGATTAATCACAGGAGTGTGGTCAAATAGCGGAGGTTTAGTTTGGGTAGATATTGATGGCACAGCAGCTATAAAAGATCTTGAGGAGCTTGCAGGTGCTCCTATATCGGCTGCTTTTCCACCCACCCTTACTATCTCATCTGGAAAACAAGATCGTCAGAGAATGCTTTTTAGCGTCCCTGCTGCAAAATTAAAATTATTACCAGATAAAGCAACAATAAAAATAGGAATACCATCGTTTGAAATTCTATTTAGATCTCGTCAGGGAGCTATAATGGGTAGTCATCCTGATACTGATGGTTATTTTACAACTCCTCATGGTGGTTTCGAATATGCACAAAACCCTCCTGAAATGCCTGAGTGGTTATATGAAGCAATAGCAAAAGCATATCCTGTCAATAAATATAAAAAACCTGTTAGACATGGAATTGTTACTCAACAAGTAAATCTAGAGTACGAAGAAGGATCTGAATACCAAAAAGAAGAATATTTAAATGAAGCAAAAATTTATTTAGATCATCTCAATCCTGAGAGAGCAGCTGATTATGACGATTGGCTTAAGGTTGGAATGAGTTTAAAACAAGTTGATGAAACTTTATTAGCTGATTGGGTTGATTGGTCAAAGCAAGCTGATAATTTTGAGGATGGAGTATGTGAAAGGAAGTGGTCTACTTTTGAAGTTGTAGAGGGAGGACCTGCTCCCGAAAATCATTGTGGTCTTCATCATCTTAGAGCTATGGCTAAAGAAGATGGATATATAGATGTTGGTGGATTTGTAGTAGAAAGTGGAGAAAAATTAAAAGAAAAAGCAAAAAAATTATTTAAACAAGATAATGCTGAGATGACAATGCCTTTTGTCAATCAAGTATTAAATGAAATTATGGGTGAACCATCCATCGGAGAGAAAAAAATTATTCAAGACAAAATTAATAGTAAAGGTAGACCAAAAACTCCACCTGCATCTGAACTAGCAGAGATGGTTACAGGAATGGTAATTCAATGTGGTTGGAGATATGATCCTAAATATGATACTTTTATGTTCTATCAAAGTAGTAAAGGTACTTGGAGAAGAGAGGAATATAAAGAAGAATATAAACACTTTATTCAAGATTTATTTTTAAGAGAAAGTATCCCTACTCCTGGTGGATTCACATCTCATCTTCTATCTGATGTAACCAACTTAACTAAAGCCTATATTACACAGCCATATTGGAATGATGACCCAGATAAACTAGCTTTTCGTAATGGTGTCTTAGAAATGAGTACAAAAGATTTTTTACCACACGATCAAGAAAATTATTTGACTTGGGGATTGGATTTTGATTATGATCCTCATGCAAACTCAGGACCTATAATTCAATGGTTGAGAAAGACTCAATATAATGATGAAGAAAGAGTACAGGTACTTAGAGCATGGTTAAAAGCTTGTTTAGTTGGAAAAGGTCATGAATTACAACGATTCTTGGAGGTTATTGGTCCAGGGGGACGAGGTAAATCAACCTTCGCTAATTTATGTTGTGCTCTTATTGGCAATGGTAATTACGCTTCGACAACGCTAAATCAGCTAGAACAAAGCCGTTTTGAAATTGCATCTATAAAAGGTAAGAGACTCACATTAATTAACGACTCAGAGAGATACGGAGGCTCTGCACAGATATTTAAAGCCCTTACTGGAGGAGATAATTTAAGATTCGAAGAAAAAAATAAAAATGTAGGAGAGCCATTTGTTTATACTGGCATGGTTATGGTATGTGCAAACGAGCCAATACAAACAACCGACAACACATCAGGTCTTACTAGAAGAAGATTAACTGTTGAATTTAATAGACCATTATGGGATAAAAATTCAGAAGCAGTAGAGATGATAAAGCTTGAAAACGGACAAGTAAACGGCTTATGGAAGAGTTATTTACCGGGATTAGTGAACTGGGTTTTAGAAATGGAAACAAATAAAATGAGAGAATATTTATTAGATACATATGAAAAAGTAGATCATCTTAGAACTGTAAGAAATTCAATTCTTCTTACAAGTAATAATTTAGTTGAGTGGTTACAATCAGAAGTTGTTCATTCTCCAGAATCGATTGCAGCTGTAGGTAAAAAAATACCAGCAAACAAAGATTCTAAAGAAAGATATGTAAATAGTAATTTTCATTTGTATGCAAGCTACTGTACATATTGCGAAGATACTGGTTCAAAACCTGTAGGACAGAAAAGATTTATATCTTTATTACTAGATTGCTGCAAAAATCAACTTGGATTAAAAGAAATTTCTCAGTTTAGTAAGAAGGGTAGACCATTTATAAGAGGTCTTGTGATTCGAAACTCTGACGAAAAATTTAAATCAGCAGATACTATATTGCCTGAACGTAAGTCACAGCAGTAGTTATAAGAAAATCTAATATCATATATTATCTTTATTAAGTAATATTAAGTACTGTAACAAAATGTAACAAGTGTAAAATATAAAGAAGATATAAAATCCTAATGACAACAACTACAGAATCAGGTGGAAGACAAAATATGTTTCCAGCTGAAACTCGTCCTTATATTGATGAGACAATCTCCTATCAAGGCTATCCACAAGAGGCTGAAAAAGCTAATGGTAGATGGGCAATGATTGGTTTTGTTGCTTTATTAGGTGCTTATACAACAACTGGTCAGATTATTCCTGGCATTTTCTAAATTACCCCCTTTATTATCATGACTCCTGAAGCAGAAAGATTTAACGGCTGGGCAGCAATGCTTGGATTCGTAGCAGCAGTTGGTGCATACGTAACAACTGGACAGATCATCCCTGGAATTTTCTAATGAAAGAAAAAAAATTAGAACAGCAAAAAGTTATTGCAGAGACTCTTAACGGAAGACTTGCAATGCTTGGTCTGGTTGCAGCTGCAACATCTGATTTACTCACAGGACATATGTTCTTCGGCATTTTTTAATGCATGAGTTATCACAAATAAACGAAATATCACCCTTTCAAGCAATCCTATGGTGTTTTTATCCCATAGGATTTGTTGTTTTATTTGAATTAGTTTTAAGAACTAATGATGATGACGATGATGATGAAGGTGGTGGTGTTATGACACCTGTTTATCAAGGAACCTAATGAACCATTTATTATTTACACTAATTATCGCTGCATATTTAGCAACAGATCTTAGTGCTTTCATCTATGCATGAAAAAAATTTTCTATAGCCCTTACTATCCACTAATAGAGTTTGGATTCTTTGTCATTGTAGGAACAGTGGCAGGGTTATATGGTTTTTTGGAAGTATAATTTAATTAATATTTGCACTAAAAAATTGCAGACTTATAAATTAAAAAACTTACCTTTTTTTCAAGAGGCTAGGGCTGCATTAAAAGAGAAATGTAATTGCCCACATTGCACTTGTGATTGCGAACATTGCAAAAATAAAATAAAACAAGCTGAAAATGCCGGAGAATATTTTAAAAAATTAACTAAAAATTGAAAAAATTTCAAAAAAAGTTACTACACCAGAAAAAATAACAATAAACTTTAAAATTGCTTTAATCGTCGTGCTCATCCCAAGGATCGGTTAGATTTTTATTTGGTGGTCCGAAAGCCATATATATGCCATAGCCTGTAACCAAAAACAATAGTATTAGGATGATAGCAATTATTTGACCCTCTGGTGGAAGTCCAGCATAATTACCGTGCTTAATTAAAGGTTGTTTTTCCCAAGTTCCAGGTAGTGTATATACAGAAGGTTTAGACAGAAAAAAAATTAATATCTGCATTAATAATTTAATACTTATATTTAATCTATCCCTTTTTAATAATTAATCAACTATTCCGCAGCTTCTGCAGTATTTCCCTCTGCTACCCACTTAACATACTCTTGATAGTCAGCATTTTCTGTGTTTATAGGTAAGCAAGCAACATGAACACCATCAACATATTTATTGATAGCATCTGTTACAACATTTCCGTAAGGATCTTTGAATTTTTTATAAGTGATAGTCATAGTTTAAAGGTCAGCACTTAGGTTAAAACTAGCATCACCACCAGTACCTTCGTCACGCATAGGACGATGGGCAGTCATACTAGGAGAAAAACCAGATAATGAATAACAAGAATGACCTCTTAATCCATTATTTTTAAAAAAAGATGGTGTGCCAGATGATGCAACTCCTGTACCAACCATATCTCCAAATTGAAAGGTTGTGCCAGCTTTAGTAAGTGTAGGGTCTGTTCTCATTGGTCTGTAATATAAAACTCCATTTATCTGTGCAGAACCTTGAGCACAGCCTACACCACCATTTACATTTTGAAAATATCTCTGACATAAAAGAAGTTCCTGCTGAAATGGCCTGTGTTCGTACTCGGTAGGTTTTCCTGAATCATTTATCTCCATCTGTACTCCTGTAACCTGCCATGTTGCACCATTTGTAGCAACCACATCAACAGACGTTGTTGTTCCTATTTTAAAGAACCCTTCATGCCATGCATTAATAGTAGTAGTGGCATAAGTTGTACCAACACCAAGATTAAAACCAACTTCTAACGCTTTAACAACTGATCCGGCACTACCAAAATCACCTGATTGCCCTGTGCCTGGAGCAGTAATAGTTATATCTTTTTTCTCCCAAGTATTAGCTTGAAGAATTGTGTAAGTAAATACATAACTAGGTTTAAAATCATCATCGCCATGTAAATAACCAGTGAATGTACCAGTCAAAGATGATTTTACATGAAAAGATAAAACACAATCTTTAGCATTTGCCGTTCCCCAATTTAAATGTTGTATATCTCCGCCCTCTAGTCCTTGACCAACCATATAATAATCAGCAGAAACCATACTTCTAGCACCTGCAGAGGTAAATTTTAATGATTTTGAAAACCCTACTGGAGAGTCATCTACTTGTTGAATACTAAAAACACTAGCTGCATTAGCCCAATATCCCCAACGGTCAATTGTTTCGTATACTAAAGTACTTCCTGCTGCAGAATTAGTTACTGCTGCGGTCGATCTCTGTGCCACAATCATTTCACCATTCATCAGCAAATTTCTATTGGATAATTGGGCACCTGCAATAGAAGTAAGATTGGCATCTGCTGTTCCATCATTAGCTATTGTTATTGCATCAGATACTGCTGATACTCCTCTAATTGCTCCGACTTTTAATGTACTCATGGTTTTGGATTAGCGTCCTTTACTGCCTTAATAGAATTATAAAATGCACTAAACTTCCCTTTTAAATCCGCATCAGCATCTATTGCATGCCAAAGTAAATCTAATTGATCTCCAATGGCAGGATATATTGTAGAACCATTAGTTGTTCTATCAGTTTTGTACTTAACAGCAGCAGCTTCAGCATTAAGAGTGGTTCGTGCAGCATCTATTTTGCTTTGCTCTAAAGTAATAGAATTGCCATCTTTATCGAATACACCAGCACTATCATCAACAATAGCTGCGTCAGGGTAGGCTTTTATAATAGCTGCGTGATCTAAACTCATGCTGCGACCTCCATAGCTACAATAATTGATGTTCCTCGACCATTATTTGCACTATCCTGATCTTCACTACTTCTATTGATAAATAAATTTCCAGCAGCATGATAACATTCGATCTTATAACTTACTGCACTTGTGGTTGATGGGGAATCAAGAAAGAAAAAAGGTGTTTCAACGACTGTATTTACAAATTGGTTGTAGCTACCAGTAGGACCTGATGTGAAACGTGCTCTATTACTTGCTGCATCAGCTATAAAAGGGTAAACATCACTGGCTCCACTTACCATCCTTACAAGTCTAAAACCACTGCGGTCTGTTTCACTTGAACCACCAATAGCAACTTTACCTTGGACTAAAATTTTATTACTTGATGATGAAGGCGTGATAGAAACTGTCATTCCAGTTACTGCAAGAAATGTAGTTAGTGAAGTTTGGGTTTGTGTATCTGTTTTAGTTGCCTGTGCAACTTGAAGAATTCTTCCTCCTAATATGTAATTTCCTGTATCTGGTAAAGTTAATACTCTTGTATTTCCACTAGAAGCTGGAGCCTTTAATTCAAAGGTGCCTCCTCCAGAATCAGCTGTTAATTTAATAGAACTCATGGTTTTGGATTAGCGTCCTTTACTGCTTTTATGTGGGTTGCCCACGTACCTGTTGTATCTAGTTTACCGTCAACAATATCTTTATAAAGCATATCTAACTGGTCACTTATAGAGGCATACTTTACTAGTCTTTCGTTTTTATAATTTTTAGAAATAAAATCAGCATTAACATCATCCATGTTAATACTTATCTCATTACCATCCTTATCAACAGCATTTAATTTATCATCTGTACCCGATACAGTGACTGCAGTTGAATATAAAGAATAAACACTATCTACTTTGCTATAACTAAGATCGTTCATGGTTCAAACTCCAATAAAGTCATACAAATGGAACCCTTATGTCTTAATTTCACATCTCCACCAAATTCAGATCTGCCATACCATTTATAAGTAATTGCAGAAGTTCCAGATGGCCTAGAAGTGTCTACTACAGTAATATGAGTTCCACCGTAGTCTGATCCACCTGTTATTCCTTGAAATGATAGACCATAAGTGTTACTTGCTGATAAATCAACATCTGATAATCCACTTTGCTGACGAAATATTGTATTTTCAATTTGATCAGCGTTATCATTCTGCATTCCTACATGTGCAACGATAAAAATATCACTACTAGTGCTAATTGGAGTGATAGTAGCACTAGGTAAATTTGAATCAGTCACATATGTAAGACTGCTAGTTGAAACCATATGTTCTCCATTATCAATACCAGAACTTACAACTTGAATAACTTTTCTTCCTGCGGATTTGGCAAGTGTGACTGCATTTGCAGCAATCATATCTGTATCTACTATTCCGTCTGGTAAACCTCCTACCGAAATTCCCGTTACTGTTCCTGATCCGTTAATTGAAATAGGCATAATTTAAACCACCGTATAGACAGACCCTGAAGGCACTGTGAGCGTCACGCCTGCACTTATTGTAATTGGTCCTGCACTTAAAGCATTTGCCGTTTGCCCTAGAGTAGTTCCGATTGTATAGTTAGTATCTACTGTGACCTCATTCTCGAAAAACACACGATCGCTTCCCCCACCAGTCGCTCCGGCATCAACATCAGTCAAATTTGCACCTGAACCTACAAAAGAAGTTGCAGTTAATGCACCAGTCGCTGAGTTAAAAGATAAATTACTGCCTGTTTTTGGAGCAAGATCACCTGTAGCTGCAGTAGCAAATATTGGAAAACATGTCGTATCACTAGATTCATCTGCTAAAGTTATTGTTGTTGCTATTGATGCAGTACCAGTTACATTTCCTGTTAAAGCTCCAGCAAATCCTGTAGCAGTTAAAACTCCTGAAGATGAATTAAAAGTTAAATTTGTCCCTGTTTTAGGAGCTAAATTTCCTGTTGCAGCAGTTACGAATAAAACATTACAAGAAGTATCCGTAGATTCGTCAGTAACTGGAAAAGTAGAGATTCTTGCTGCTGGTAATATACCTGAAGAAATATTTGATGCATCTGTTGTATCTGTAGTTGCAGAACTAGATAATCCAGCAATTTTTGAAGCTGCAATAGCTGCTGAATTACTTATATCAGCGTTAACAATTACTGCATCTTTTATAAGTTGAACTTCTGTCTGCGACATCTATCGTCAAAACTCGTATCTTTTTATAATTTTACGATGAGTTTATTTACGGAATCTTACTGTTTCCATCATTGGCTTACCTAATTCTTGCTCATATTCTCTCTCCATTTCAAAGTCATCTACATCTGTTCCAGCTTGACTATATTTATTCATTCCTTTAACAAAACCAGATAAAAAAGTTTTACCTCCTCCGTTTGCCATCACTGCTGGAAAATCATTATCCATAAACATTTATTTACCCATTCTGTTTAGAAATTCATCAACTCGATCACCAACTGGTGTTTCCTGAGAAATAGCATTCATAGGATTAGTTTTCTCAGCAGCCATCTTATTAGCTTCAAAATAAGGAGCACTAACCATATTTCCCTGATTCATAGTCTCCTGCTGCTTTAATTTTGGATCTGACATGAGAGAACTCTGATCAAACCCAGCCTGCATTGGATATCCTGGCATTTACCTTTACAAAAATTGTTATTTTAATAATATCATCGACAAGACTTCGAGACTAGGTATGTGAGTGTACATCTTTTTTAAACAGTCACCTACCTAACACAAAACCTTAAATATCATTTTTCTATTTTTATATTTTTAAATAGAGGTAGGGTTAGTGCAAATATTTGTACTTTGCCTTTGAAATAGATTTATATGACTGAGGTTTACTATGAACACCCAAGTTCCTAAAAAATATGACCATTTTACTTAACTGCATGTATGCGGTGGTTAGGTATGTGAGTGTATATAAAGTTAAACAGTCATGTACCTAACCTCATCTTCTATAAAAGTAATATAAATAGGGTAAATTTTTTGGTATTTGGGTGTTCAACGATTGCCATTGCTATCAAAGGGATGTATGCTTACGAATACACCTACCCCCTACTTTGCATGAAAAATAATGATGCGTTTCTATATAAAAATTTAACCGCATATGATCAAATATTATTTGTACGAGCTTTTCAAACAGCTTTAGAACACTTTGGAAAAGAATCTTGTTGGTGTTTAACTAAAATGAATAATGCTGGATTTAAAGGATTTACAACAAGTAAGAAGACAAAACTTATGTATAAAGGTCATGATGCAAGACCATTAATCTTAGGTATGACAGGTAGAAATTATTCAGAAGAAAATCCAATAATTGTTAAAAAAAGCGAATGTAAGTCTCAATATTGTCTTAACCCTTCTCATTATTATTGGGGAACTAGAAAAGATGTAGCTTATGAAAATGCAAAAACTAGTGAAAAATCTATAGATGTTGACTTAATAACTAAGTTGAGAACAGAAAGTAATAGTGGTGTAAGTAGTAGAAAATTATCTAAACATTATCGATTACCATATCATTCAGTAAGAAGAATCTGTTCTGGAGAGACTTATGAGAATGCCGAAGATAAAGAAGATCAATATAATGAGGAAAAGGTCTGGTCTAATCTCTCAGACATTTGTATAAATTTAATGAGAGCTCATCCAAATGAAGCAAAAAATTTTAGAGGTGTCGTGACAGAAACTCAATATTATGAATGTCCTTGGCATATACAAGGAACTAACAAACATAAAGGTAATTTTGGATTGATGGGAGAATGTCTAGATTGCATGGAAGAGATTAAAAAATCTAGATGCACTGTAGATGTAAGAGAGTTTGAAATGAAATGGTATTGGCAAGTAAAGAGGTTTTGGGAACAGGTAGATATAAAAGGAGAAGATGAGTGTTGGGAATGGAAAGGAGCAACTAGAAAAAATGGCACTGAATCAACTGCTTACTTTCCCTCTCCTTTTCATTCAGGTAAAACTCAATCAGCTCCACGTATTGCTTTTTGGTTAAGTCGTGGATATACAGGTAAATATAGAATATTTAATCAACCAGAATGCAAAACTTTTTGCTGTAATCCAAAACATTTAATGATAAAAGGTCTTAGAGAAATACCACAATGTAAGGCTATAAAAGACATTAAGCTTCATCACGAAAATATTCTGCAGTATCATAGAGAAAGAAACAAACAAAATTAAAGTGGCAAGATTTCTTACTACTATTCCAAGTAATTTAGGATTTTTTAATTTAGGAGTTGTTGAATCATATCCAACAGGTGGAGGAGGACCAACAGCTTATGGTCCTACATCTTATTTTGGTTCAGATCCTAGACCTGCAGAACAAGGAGATAATTTAAATAATCCTATTGATCTAGGAGATTTTTCGGCAATATTTAAATCTCAGATAATATCAAATTCTCATGGTGGTTTATCAAGAAAGCAAAGCACATTTTATAAACTGAATTTATCGCTCCCTAGATCTGTTCAATTTACACAAGAATTTTCTCGAACCTCTTATGAAGAACAAACTAATAGAAATACTTTATTAGCTTTCTATCAAATTGATGAGAGTGGACATAGACAAGAATTACCTATAAATGATGAAGGGTATGTATTTCACGATTCAGCTATTGATTATGCTGAAGATGATATTGGAGGACTGCTGACAGATTACCCTTCTACGAGATTAGAAAAAGGGAATTATTTATTTGTTATTACAAACGATATACGATATATAGAAACAACTTACTCAATAGGATTAAACGTATCAGTTTTAGATTGGAGATTTATAAAGGAAACAGTAGAAGAACAAGTTAATTTTGGGTCAATAACTTCTAAAGTGATTGAGACAATAAATTTTGGATCTTTAACTTAATTAATTAATTTTTTGGTAAATAAATACTAGGATCATTCTGTGCAAATCCAGGATCTTTAGTTGGTTCCATATATGATCTTGGAGTCTTTTTAGCTAATTCAACAGATGCTAAATAATAATCTTTTGCATCTTTTTGTCTCATTTCTGCAGCTTCTCTGGCAAGAGTCTTTTTTGGTGTTGCTGCTGTAGTAGTTGCTGCAGCCGATCCTGCTTTTGGAGTTTGTCCTGCTACTGTTTCAAAAGTGTTTCCTTTTGACTTAATATCAAATTCTCTTGGAGTTCCTCTAAAACTTGTATCTGGAGTCTCATATTTAGGTAGAGATGAAGCATAAGAAGCTGCTTCTTGCAACTCAATACCTCTCTGTTTAGCTCCTATTTGTGCTCCTGTTCCGGTCATATCATATCTTGTATCAAGCAAACGGTTATATTCGGTTTCAGTTCTACCCATAGACTCAGCTAAATCTTTATAGCTTTTCTGTGGTATTACAGTCTGAAACGCTTTAGGTTTTTCACCTTCAGGAATAATTATATTTGACTCACTGCCTCCACCGAATCCGAGAAATGACATGTTATTTTTTAAATTTTACTTCTATAGTAATGTTATCAGTAACAAATTCGTATAGGTGATTGACTCCGATATATCCAAAAGGGAGCAAAATCAATATCAAGAGCAACTCAGCATAGGTAATGGGACGACGCATGACGAAGAATATCCTTATCTTTCCGATATTAGCCAACTTTTACATGGTCTGTCCACATTAGAACTACAAGGATTGTGTACAATTCAAGAAATGTTACTTGCTAAATCCTGTTGGGAAGCAACAAATTACAGTGGGTCACAAGAAAAATGTAAAAAAAGATTAACTGAATTATATGGAGAAGATTGGGATGAACATGTTAAATTCAAAGATCATTTTAGAAGTTTAAAGTATTACTATATCTGGGCTTTACTAATCAGTCATAGACAACAATGGAACGAACTTAAAAAGTAAGCTAGTATTTTAAAAGATAGTGTCCTCGAATGGAAGCACAACAATTAGAGGACTGGGTAGATATCTTAGATACAACAAATTATGCACCACACAAAGACCCTGATAATCTTTATCAGAGTTACAGATTCGTTGATTTAGATATAAATTCAGTCACTACAAAAAATTATAGAAAAAAACTTTGTAAATCTCTGATTGAACAAGTAGAAATATTTATACCACCATCAGGTAGTTTTAATAATCAAGATCTTAGAAGATATTTAGAATTAGTTTCAAGTTATGAAACAAGCACAAAAGATTTAATTTTAGGTTTATCTTTAGCAGATCAAATACGTCTTACATTCAGTGATATGAAGACTAGCACCATATGTGATAGATACCCTGAAATTAATTTAGCTGAGAAAAGAAGATACAGATGTGTAGCCGAATATTTAATTAGACAAGGTGAACTAACAAAATTAAGAGATAAAAATGGCAAATTAATTAAAAAAATTGGAAATATGCAGAAGGCTGTTGTTTTATATAGACCATTACCAAAACTATTAGAAACACTAAAAAAATCAGGACTTAGTGATCTTATAAAAATTGACAAAGATAAAAAAAAGGATAAGAATGTAACAGTTGGGGAATCTAAATGACTAGTAGAAGAAATCAATTATTGAAAAAACTTGTTGGTACAGCCATCGGTGAAGATGAAAAAAAGTTATATCAACTTACTATTGAGAGAATTTGTGCAGATATGTGTGATTATTATTTCAAGTTTTATCATAATGAAGGTCCAGGAGCTATGGTTTATGTTCCTGAACATGAAGATGAAAAGAAATCTATGTTTTATCTGACAGTTGATAATTTAATCACTGCAGTAGATGACCTTAATAAGCGTGATATGGAAGGTGCTGCAGATGTAATGAAGCAAGCAATAACAAGAGCAGAAAAATTAGATCCGGAAAAAGAAGCACTATTTATTATTCAAGATTCTAAAGAGATGTCTTTAATTCATTACAAAATAGATAGTGAAGGAGCGAGTTTTAAAATGATGTGACCAAAGGTTCATGGGGTGCTAGTAAAAGATCTTTAGGACAAGTAGATCACATAACTCATGATTGGCTTACTCCTTGTGAATATATACCTTACATAGATGCCTTATTAAGAAATATAGATCTAGATCCATGCTCTACTTATGATGCTAATAATCAATTTTTAAGAGCAGAAAAGATTTATACATATGATGATGATGGATTAAATACGGAAGAACCTTGGACTGGAAAAACATATTTATTTCCTCCAACATATGGAAGATGTTCTTTTGCAAAGAAAAGAGGTACATGGAGATGGAGTTTATCTGCAGGTCAAGGTGCAAAGGCTCCCTCAGTTATTTGGTTTAGGAGATTACTAAAAGAGTGGAAACTAAGAAATATACCAGAGGCTTTATTCTTTACTACATATCCTGAGATGATAAGAACTTGCCCAGAAATGTGGGATTTCCCTATCTGTATCCCTAAAGATAGAGCTAACCTAATACATGGGAAAAAATTTGAGTGTCTAGAGTCACCAATTAGCTGGGGATACTTTATTTATTTACCTGAAATAAGTATGGGATTTAATCAAACAGAACGATTTAAAAATATATTTTCACATATTGGTAAAGTTGTTGCTTAATCAATCATTTGTCTAGGGAAATTCATGTCCCTAAGTCTTCCAATAAAACTATTTAAAAAATTTTTAGAATTATTATCATCTACACCAGGTCTTACGCCACGCCTTGAAGGGCTGATATCTGTTTTTGAATTTAACGACTTATAAAATCTGTAACGATTGTCAACGTCGTAACTTGAAGTAGACTGAGGTTTCATACATCTATTGTATTGGAGACTAACATGGCAATGAATGAAATGGAATTAAAAATTAGTGGAGTTTGTGATGATATTAAAGAACTTTTAATTCATAAAAATAGAAAATATGGAAACTCTGCTTTAGAACCAAATAGAATTTTTAGTAAATGTTCTGCTACTGAGCAGCTATTAGTACGTATTGATGATAAATTAAATCGAATAATGAAAGGAGCTGGTCTATTAGCAACTGATGAGGATGTAGTTAATGATTTAATTGGATATTTAGTACTGCTAAAAATAAGTATGGAATCAGATAAACAAAATGAAATCCTCGATATCGCAACATCAATCTATGGCAAAGGAATTAGATCAGAAGCAAACATCCTTGACCATGCCAGAGATTTCGATTAATTATCAAGAATTCGAAAAACATTATAGTCGAGAGCTTTTAATAATGGATTGTCTTGACTGGCTTAAGGAACGACCCCTCGACGCGAAGGAGATCCTAGACCACTTGGAGTTTTGTTCCAGTAACGAAAAAACTGACGAAGAACTTCCCCAGATGGATCAAATTCTTTAAATTTTTTCTCTAAATACTCTATACCTTTAATCTGTGTAGCAGATCCGTTATAAGTTTCTGCAATATTAAGTAAACAAACCTCAGTGTGGCATTTATGACGATAGAAGGTAGGTATCTCTTTATCAGGTGCAAAGTACATATCTAGCTCTGTACGCCTTCTAGAGGTCATTAGATCCCCTCCTGACATCCATATGTGGTTTATATAAGGACTCCATTCTTTTATTATTTTATTTTTAGAAGCGTAATTATTTATTAAATCTAATAACTTACAGGATTTAAAAGAACATAAACCAATACTATGAGCAAAGCTTAGAAGAGCTGCTCTTTTATTTTTATTTAAGTTTACGAATACATATTTTTCAGCTTCTTTTGAAAAAAGCTTTAAATCTTCATAAAATTGTTTATCTATATCATCCTGAGAAGCTTTATCATTGGCATCTAAATAATGATCATCTATAGATTCACTTCCATAACCTATTCTCCAAACACTTTCACCAAAATTTTTATAAGCTGCATATCTTCCCATTCCTAAATAAGTCTTAGGAACTGTATATTTTTTTGTTAATTGATAACCTTTTTCAGTAAATAATGAATACTTATGGGACGACAACTGAACCGTTATAGCTTACTTCAGAGTAACCATCTAACTCTAAAAGGACAACATAGTTCTTTGCATTGTTGGTAACTGTAACACCTACAGCTCCTTTGCCCTTACCTGCTTTAGCTATATCAAAAAACTTTTGATAGCCAGTAGGAGCAGAACCTGTTGCAAAAGCATCTTCTTGAAATATCTGAATAGTGTTTACACCCTCTGATCTATCAAGAGTTACTTTAATATCTCCTGTGCTTCCAGGATTTACTCTAAACCCTCTTACATTATCACCTTTGTTACCAGCTGCTGTAGGACCTAGATATGTAATCTCAGATCCAGCATCAACACTGAATGTATCTAAAGTTGCTTCAATTGTTCGTGTTGCCATGTTCTTTAAGAAATTTGCCCGTCAGTTGAGAGCTGGAATTGAATGTTGGCATCAATGCCATGATCTTTCATAATGTCATAAAACATCTGACGATCTAATGCTTTTTGATGCAAAAGCTCAATAAATGCCTCTTCTAATTCTAAGCGATCTAAAGTTTGGATTGCTAAAGATGCAGCGTGAATAGAAAACTCAACATTTATTGGAAGGTTAACATCCATATAAATAAAAACCTTTATACATATAGTACCAACAGTGAATTAATGAGCAATTAATTCAAGTCATCGATCTCTTTACGTCCTAGTAATATAGTGCCTACCCCATAAGTTCCACCAAATAAGATAATAAAACTAACGGCAACTACTTCCATGAGTACATTTTGTATTTAATTTTATTTTACCACTTAGTTTTATGTGACCAATATCTTGCTGAAAACTTATCGGGATTTGGATCTTGAGCATTATGTCTTGCATAATAAGATTTTTTTCTTGCTTTATCTTTTTCCGATTTTGGATTTTTACCAGCACCTTTAACTCCTTGCTGACCAAACCTTATTATTTTTTCTTTACCATCTTTACAAGCTTTTACAATATGAGACTTTGTTTTATGACTAGGAGTCTTTTTAGGTTTATTACATTTCAAACGATCTTTTGAAAGTTGTTTAGCTTTTGCCCTCTTTGACATCAGTTCTTTCTTTATTCGGAGTCATATATGTCATTTTACATAATCTTTATCTCTCCAGATTGTATCTTAGATTTTAGATCTTGACCTATATCTCCTCTTTCAAAATTAGGAGCTCTACCTTTTACTAATTCATTTATTGGGGCTTCCTTCTCTGCTTGAAATTCTTTTGCATATTGTCTTGCAAAAGCTTTTGCTTGTTCTTCAGCTTGCGACCCATCCGATGTAGAAGTCATTTGTAATGTAAGGTGTTGCTTTATCAGGGGACAGAATTTTTATAGAACTATCTTGATCCATCCACTGTTTTATCTTATCAAGTCTATCCTCTTGATAGAACTTATATGTAGGATTGTACCAATCTTCTAAAAGATGTGATCCTTTTAATCTATTACATTTTGAGCAAGAACATATCATATTTGATTTAACATTATGTCCTCCCTTAAATTTTGGAAGTATATGATCAATCGTTGCAGACTTAGTGTCTAATTCTTTGTCACAGTATGCACACTTCCAGTTCCAAGCTTCAAATATGCATTGTCGAAATTTGTGGCGAGCGTTTTTTGGAGAGAGTTCAATTAAATTTGCTAGTAGATCTTGCTCGCAGTGAATCACATGTACCTTGCAACCTTGTAGAAACTTTATGCTGCATAAACTTACACAAATGTATTCGTTAATCCATTAATGAAACTAATTCCACTTCATCTTCTATTTCATAGTCTGCATCTTCGAGAAGTCTTAATAAATAATAATGAATTTTTTCTGTTACCCATTTAAGATCTTCATCTTTTACATCATTAAAAATTGCATTTAGAGATAGCTCTTTAGATGGAGTCCGTAAATGATCTGCTAGTAATTGTAAGGCTTTATATTTATCTCTATTCATTTCCCTTAACATCTTAATCACCACTTGCCTCTGGCACGACTTCAGCTACAGTCTCATGATTTTTCTCAGCTTCTTGTATTAATGTGCTTGAAAATTCTTTTGCACCTAAAACTTTTAAATAAGTGTTTTTAGTAGTAGCTAACTGAGTTTCTAATTGTTGAATTTGATTTGCTAATCCTGTAGCTTGCTCATCTAATTGCTTATCAAAATCTTTAAGTTTTTCCATTTCTAATCCGCAAGACATGTTGAATAAGTAACTATTTAGAGTATAACCCTAGAATAACTTATTAACAATCGTTGTAATCTCTAGCTATTTGTCCACCTATTTCTGATCCTTTATCCTGTGCAAACATAGTTACAAAGCCTGCAGCAAGCCATCCAACTATTGGGATGTTACTAAATGCAGGTGCAGCTTTGACTCCTACAGAGGCTCCTACGAGCTTACCTGTAGAGTTACCACTACCTTCTACTTTGATGCAAGCAATATCTTTATCAGTCATTACGGTTCCTTCTACTTCTTTCTTACTTCCCTCACCTGCCATTGTATAAGTTTCTCTTAAACTTAATTTAGTTTGCTTATTACCAAATAAACCTTTAGGTTCTTCTAAATTCTTCATTCTGGTTAAAATCTTAGGATCATTTGCTTTATAGCTGATACTATATCCCTTTTCTGAAGTAACAACTCTATAACTTGTATAAGGCCCTACCGGTAAATTTATATTAGGAAAAGGATTTTTTAATTTATGAGAAACTAATGTATTCATCATAGAGATATTAGATATCCCTAGAAGTGAGACTACAGCTATGATTCCCCAGTTTCTCCGTGGTCTATTACTATACATATCATTTACCTGTGCTCTCAGTAACTATTTTTATTGGAGCCTGTTCGATACGTAAAACTTGTGTAGTTACTCCTGATGAAGCTAACTTAGTTCCATCTCCCACATCTTTTTTCTTCTTACCACCTGGCGTGATATTGAACGAGGCTAAACATCCTGTGAAGACCGAAGCTATGAAAGTTATATCCTTAACCTCTCTATCTTCAGTGATACCAGGCAATGTGATGTAGTTCAAAGAAATTATAAATCCGGCCCAGACCATTACTCCCAATCTAATTAGAGTGCCTAGAAAAGCCATTTGTTCTTCTTTGTCATCTATGTTTTCTTTTATTTTTGAGAAAACATTCTTCTTTTCTTTTGGATTTTCTGTCATTTTTTTATCTCATACATACTAAGTTTACCCTCATGTAAACTTATAGGTACTAAGCCCTAGTTTTAGTCAAATGTTAAAGTATTTTCC